TGGCACCACGGATACGGAAACGTGTTCGCAATGTCGCAGCTAGTAGTTATGCGTTACAGGCGTATCTGAAATTTGGTCAACGCAGGAAATCGGAGGCAAATGTCATTATTACACGTAAATATATAAGTGACATGTTGTCTGAACAACCAGACATGAGAATTCGGGATAAGGTGGAGATAATGGATACCGCTACGTTTTTGAGTTTCTTACCAACAGAATCATCTCAATTATGCGGGGCTTTCGAAAAAACAGAAGCGTTCACCAAGCGTATGCTTGGTGAGTTCGCTTCCCTATAGGGGTGCCTACATGTTGGCGAGGGGGTGTCAAGCGGAAAGACAAAACTTGTACTACACCCCCGTTTGCACGTCGTAAGACGTGAGGGCGCTTCTAGTAGTGTTAAAACTAGAAAGTTTTTAAGGCTTAGCGGGGTAAGTCCACCCGTAGTCATTGAGCCTTTTAATAACTGTATTGATACGCTGGAGAGGGCTGTCAACGAAAGGGTTTTCTTTGTTAAAAACAGGGAAGGCCAATACGTAGAGCCTCCTAAACCATCGTACAAGCATTTCACCCGCACTATGACCGCTGCGGGAGCCGCTGTTGTGAAAGGTGTCACTAAGACCACCCCGTTGAGCCGTTCAGCTTTTGTTGAATCGTTCCGGGGTCGCAAGTACACTAATTACAGCAATGCTTACCAATCTATACTTAACAGGGGTTTTAGATTGGATAAGGATGCTAAAATACGAGTTTTCGTTAAGTGTGAGAAAACCGACCACACCACTAAAGTGGATCCGGTTCCCAGAGTCATTTCCCCTAGGGATCCCCGCTACAATATTGAAGTGGGCCGTTATCTACGTAAAATAGAAGAACGTGTTTTTGAATCTATAGGTAAAATGTTTGGGCATGCTACTGTTATAAAAGGGTACGACGCTGTAAGATCGGCGTTTGTACTCCATGAGAAGTGGGGCATGTTCTCTAACCCAGTCGCTATTGGGCTGGACGCAAGTCGGTTTGACCAGCACGTGTCTAAACCTGCGCTACAGTTTGAACATTACGTATACACTCAATGTTTCGCTCACAAGCATCATCGTGATAGTTTGGCTGTGCTGTTAAAAGCCCAGCTTGAAAATCACTGTGATGGCTACACACCAGATGGGAAATTACATTATAAAACCGATGGTGGGAGGATGAGCGGGGATATGAACACAAGTTTGGGAAATTGTTTAATCATGTGTTGCATGATCCACTCGTACCTACAGGAATTAGGTATTAATGGCCAACTCGCTAATAATGGAGATGATTGCGTCGTGTTTATGGAAAAACGCGATGTTAGTCGGTTCCAGGATGGGTTGTTTGTGTGGTTCGAGC